GATCATCTCGGTGCGCTCCTGGGCACCCTGGATCGTCGCATCGACGCCACTCTTGGTCGTCGACTGCAGCACATCGGGATCGAGCCCGGCCGAGGCTGGCACCACGCCGGTCCGCTTGGCCTTGACCTGATCAATCCAGGCGATCACCGGCATGGCGGCTTGGCCGACAAATGTCGTGTTCAGCTCCTGCACCATGCCGGGGGCGCGCATGCGCACGATCGCCCCGGTCTCGGTGTTCATCACGTCATCCATGTTGACCTGACCCTCGACCACCGCCGTGCGCGGATGGATCGCCTGGGCCAGACTGTCCAGCGTATTGCGCACGATCGCCGACATCAGGAGCTGAATGTCCATGGTCTGATCGGCGACGCTGTTGCCGATGACCGAATGGGGCTCAGGATCGGGACAGAGGATCGCCATTGGCACCTCATCCCACACCTCATCGGCCAGCACGGTGCTACCGATCATGCAGACGCGGCGCAGCTCGGCGATGCCGTCACCGTCCTTGTCAATGCGGATGAAGGCCTCGACGTAGGTCACCTTGGTCGAGCTTTCGTCATTGATGTCGGGCGACTGCTGGAAAGCATTGATCGCTGGGTTGCGTGTCTGAGCCTCGTCGTTGGTCAGGAAGCTGTCGCCGATGCCCGACACTTCTTTGATCTGATCCAGGTCGTAACCCATCTTCACCAGATCGCTGTAAGTCTTGACCGAGCGGTGACCGATCATCGGGCTGGTTTTTAGATCGCGGCTGGTGCGGCTCACCAGCAGCTCTTCGGGCGGCACGCACTCGACCAGGGCCTTGCTCTTGTTCTTGCGCCTGCGCACATGAACATCGTGCAAGGTCGGGGGCTGCGGCACCGCCATCGGCATCGCCGCGTTGAGCGACACCTGAGCGGCAGGCGGCATGCCCGGTGGCATCATGGGTGGTGCGCCAGGGGCCGCAGACGGCGCAGGGGGCGGTCCACCTTGCATCGGCCCAGGAGGCGGTGCGCCCATGCCAGGAGGCCCAGGCGGGCCACCGCCTGGGCCCATCAGCAGGCCCTGGGGTGGCCCTTGCATCATCTGCGGCGGCGGCATGGGCGGCGGCTGCCAGCCGGGCTGCGGATAGCTCCGGTCATCGGTGATGTCGACATCGGGGTCGCCGTAGAGCTGCTGCATCTGGGCGTCGCTCAGCCCGGTGAAATCGTACTCGATGATCTCGATGTCCTCGTCCCAGCGCCATTTGAGGACGCCCGACTTGCGTACCAGGGCATCCTTGAATGCGTTGTACAAAATCGAAAAACCATCGTTGTCGTTGTAGAAAACGTAATTCACCGCGTCAGTAGCCTGTTCAGCCATTTCGACTTTTTGCGCGGTGCGCGGCTCGAAGCTGCAGGCTTCGGTCGATGAAGTGAAGATGCGCAACAGGCTGGGCATCTGCGCCAGCACGACATCGCGCACTTCGGTCATGACGAATTGCGAGCGCCCAGCCTCTTCGTTGCCGAACAGGTCGCCACGATAGTATTTCGTCGCCAGATTGCGTGAGTTTTTGATGTAGCCATCGATATAGTCGGCAGCATCGTCGATCGCGCTCTTCACCGCTGAGGAGAACTGCTCCTCATCCATCGGCTCCGGGCCGTCCTGCAGCTCGGCGGGCCTCTCCCGGATGTTGGGGCCCGTGGTGTACGCGGTTGCTGTCGCGCTCTGTGAAGACGCTAAGTCGGCCATGATACGCGGCCTCCAGTACTAATTAGGCCCCAATCCGCCAGGGGTCCATTTAGGATCAAAGAATGCCGCCAGCATGTCGTCGGCGCTCACGTCGCTCTGAAAAAGCTGGCGTTGCTCGGGCGACAGGTGGGCCGCGAACGGACCGAGCAGGATGTCGCGCATCTCGGCAGCACCGGCCGATGGCATCTCGGGCGGGACATCGTCGAGACTGAAGTTGCGCAAGGTATAGCCCATGCCGGATGCGACGTAGGTCGTCGCCGTGATCTGCGGGATATTATCCGGCACGGTGCGGGTTGGTATCTGTCTTTCTGGCACCGTGATGATCGGCATCGGAATATCGGGCTCAGGGGTGGGTTTCACGCCCGCTGCCTCCAGCGCCACCGCCTCGCCGTAGAGGCGGACCTGCTCCTCCGACGAGTGCGGGTATTTCTGGCGAAATTCGTCTTCGGTCATGTTCGCTCCACGACTATTTGCGTTTGATCTTCGCCTGCCGACGATCAGAGGCCTCTTCGCGCTTCGAGCCTTCCTTGGCTCCCTTGCGCTCGACATCGCGGGTCGATTTCTCGAATGATTTCTTTGCCATTTCATCCTCCGTTTACAGTCCGAGCAGTCCCTTCTTGATCGGCTTGGCGGCGAGCGACAGGGAGCCGGTCTGCACGCCAGGAGCACCGGGGGTCTTGACCGCCGCCACGTTGGCGGCGGGCGCGGTGGTCAGTGTTGCCTTGTTGGGGGCGCGCACCATGGCGCGCTCGCCGCGCTTCAGCGCCGAGGCCTTGGCCGCCTTCTTGACGGCAGCCTGCTGGGCTGGCGTGCGCGGCAGGCCGCCCGTGCCCATGCCGTAGGAGGCACGGCCGATGCTGTCACGCGGCGTGTTGCGATCGGCCACGTCGAAAGCATTCATCATATCGATCTTGACCTGATGGTTTTTGTTGAGTGCCATGGCTTACTCCTGTGTCCAGGGACTGGTTGTCGGGGGTGAAAGGCTCCACTTGGCGTGGAAACGCTCGATGATGCGGATGACAGCGGCAGGCGGGATACCGCCTGCTGCCTGCTCGGTGATGCGGATGCGACCTGCTTCCGTGATGCGCTGGTGATCGACGCCTTCGGCATCCCAGGCCGCAAAGGATTGCGGGTCGGGGGTCCACGGCAGCAATGTCGCCGCCTCGGGCGTCCAGGTGGCGTATGGCGGCGGGTCGGGGGTCCAGCTCATACCAGCACCAGCTCATTGTATTTCAGAGTACCACTGTCGTTGACCACGAACCCATACACCGTGTTGCCGCCCCGCGTGTAGGCCGTGCCGTTGAAGCTCAGCCACTCGTCGCCGTTGGCACCGGTATTGGTATTCGTCGCCACCATCGCCAGGGTCTCGGCGCTCCATGTCGCGCCGCTGTTGGTCGACTTGGACGAGTAGATGTCGCCGGTATCCGAGCGCGAATAGATCACCCAGAAATTGGTGCCGCTGGCCACGATCCGCCCGCTTCCGCCGTTCATCAGGCCGCTCGCGCCGATCGCGCCGCTGGTGTTCATGGTGGGCACGCTGGCGCTGTCGAAGTAGCCGACGATGCCGTTGTTGGTCGAGCCGTTGTTGTTGAAGAACGCCACCTTGGTGGCGACGTTGACCAGCGACGTTCCCTTGCCGCTGCCGTTCAGGGCGTAGGTGGCCGGCAGCGAGACCGCCGTCTGCAAGGCGTTGGCCGAGGTCAGTGCCCGCACCACCATGCTGTTGGTGGTGCCCGACCCCATGACGGCGAAGTGGACCGTGCTCGATGCACCGAGCGCAATGCCGAGCGGATAGTAGTCGGTGGTTGCGGCGGCGGCATCGACCACCACGGCAGCCGACCACGTCGCCGTCCCCGTGCGCACCTTGTAGTTCGTCTTGGCGCGTCCCGAGACTTGCGGGCCGGGATAGAGCGCGATGGGCTGGCTGTCGGAAGGCCGGAAGACGATCTCGCACAGGCCGTAGACACCGGACGCGCTGTCGCTTGGGTTGATGGCACTGACGATGGTCTCCGCCGTGACGAAGGTGTCCGTCGCCATGTTGAAGGTCTGGTACTTGAAGTTATAGCTCGAGCCAGCCGTCGTCACGTCGCCAACAATCATGTGGATCACGTCGGCGTTCTGGTACGCGGCGAGCCCCTGGATGTCGCCGGCAAAGCCGGTCTTGGTGGCGATCGACGACCACGACACGTCGGGTGCCGTCGCCTTCATCGCCGTCAAGGTCGTCGCCGTCGTGCCGTTCTGGCCGAACATGTAGTAGTTGTTGGCGCTCGACTTGAAGATCCCGCAGATCCGGCGATTGGCCTGCAATCCGGTAATGGTGACCGGGGTCATCGCGGCAGCCGTTCTTCTCTCGGCCAGCATCAGGGCGCTCGCGCCGCTCATGTCAGCCCCGTGCCGTTGATGATCCAGCGGGTCGACGTGACCTTGATCGCCGTCGCCACGCCGCCCGTGGCCAGGGTGCGCGAGCCCGTCGTCGTGCCGGGTGACAGGACCAGCGTGTCGGTGGTGATGGCTATCGTGACGTTGTTGGCGCTGTCGTTGACGAAGGTCAGCGTCGCGCCGAGCGGATAGGCGACGGTCGCGTTGGCCGGGATCGTGTAGGTCGCCGCCGCTGCCGCCACGGCGTGATAGACATGCTTGCCGCTGTCGGCCAGCACCGCCGTGTAGTTGCCGGCCTGGGCGTTCTGCGGGATTTCGAGGTAGCCGGCGGTGAAGCCGTTGGTCGAGATGGCGCCGGGGAAAGTCGCGCTTCCGGTCTTACCGAACTTCGCAACACTGGTTGTCGTGCCTTGATTGTAGATGTTCAGTTCGTCAGGACTGGCCGTTCCTGCACCGGGACCGATCTGCCAGACCTGTCCACCCGTGTTGGTATCGTTGAGCAGCAGGTGACCGCCGGTTGCGCTGGTGCCGGTGAGCGTCGTGTTGCCGCTGATCGACATCGCGCCACTGAACGACGCCGCCGCTCCGGTCAGCGTGCCGGTACAGGTCGGGCTGGCGACCGGCAGGTAGTCGGTGTTGGCGACCGCCGCGCTGATCGCCGTGGCGTTGCCCTTGAGCATCCCGGTGACAGTTGTGGTCAAGGTGATGGCAGGGGTTGCCGTCGCCGTCGCCGTGCCGGCAAAGCCGTTGGCACTGACCACCGACACGCCGGTAACAGTGCCGGCGGTGAGCTGCGCGGTCGTCGCCAGGGTGCCGGTTGTCGGGAACGTGACCGTGGTCCCAGCGGTCATGGTGAAGGTCGAGGCGAAGGCACCCGCTGTCGTCAGGTTGCCGCCCAGCGTGATCGTCTTGCCGGTGTTGGCGACCCCGGTGCCGCCGTACTGGCCGGCGACCAGCGAGCCCTGCCATGTCCCGGTCGCCACGGTGCCGAGGGTGGTGATGCTAGTCTGGCCGACATAGGTGGCGTCGATGTCGAGCGTCGGGTTGCCGGCGACGCCCGAACCGTTGGTCACGGCCAGGCGGGCCGCCGTGCCGGTGATGGTGCGTGGCGTAAACGTATCGGCAGCGGTGTTGGTCACGATGCCGGTGGCGATGGATGACAGCGCCGTCAGGCCCGTGTCGAGCGGCTGGTAGGCGGCAGATACGTTGCCCGGCGTCATGTAGTCGGTGCCGGCGGTTGCTACCGAGAGCGCCGTGCCGTTGCCCTTCACCATGCCGGTGACGGTCGTGCTTAATGTAATGGCCGGGGTCGTCGTCGGCGTTGCCACCGTACCGGCAAGGCCGTTGGCGCTCACCACCGACGTACTGGTCACCGTGCCGGTGCCGCCGCCGCCACCGCTTATGTTGGCGCGCACCCATGCCGTCGTTGGCACTGATGTGTCGTTGCTGGTCGGCGGGATCGTGCCGCTCAGCGTCGCTGTCGTGCCGGCCAACGGGCCGGGCAGCAGCAGACTGCCGTCGCGCCTGAACAACCATTGGGCCTGCAACGCAATCGTGTCATCATAGGCACCAAGTATCAGCGTACCTTCATCGGCCCCCGCTGGAGGATCGAGGACCCACATGCTCCAGTATTTTTTATCGGCGCTGTTCGTTGGGACCGTGAGATCGAATCCTGCTCCGCCACCACTGACGATGTTCATCCAGCCATTTTCACTAATGATAGCGCCCGCACCGGTAGGTGGCGCGCTTCCGTGACTAGTGGCGGTTCCAATATTCAGTTGGCCGGTCAGCGTGCCGCCGGCCAGCGGCAGGAAGCTGCCGGAACCGACCGCCGTCGCCAACTGGCCAACCGTGATCGAGCGGCTGACGAAGCCCAGGCTGGGGTCGACTTGGCTGGCTTCGAGCTTGTCGGTCGTGTTCGCTGCCGTTGCGACCGGCAGCTCGCTGATCTTGGCCGTGGCAAGGGTGGTTCCGTCAGGCATCAGAACCTCCGCGAGTAGCGGGCATTGACGCCGAAGCCCGGCGTGCCGCCAGTCGGCTGGGAGTAGTTGCCCGCGATGCTGAAATTGCCGTCCAGCAGTTTCTGGCGGTAAGCCATCTCGATCATCTTGAGCTGATCGGGCGTGTAGGTGAATTTCGCCTCGGCACTGGCGTCGTCCGGCAACGGCACCTTCAATCCGGCGCTCACTGTTGGCGTCGCCCTTGTATAGGGATCGCCGCTGTCGTTGATCGCCTGCTGGAGATGCAGGCCACCGTCGAGCGACAGCGGGCCCAGCGTTGCGCCGACCGATGGTGAGACGGTGGGCGGGCCACGACCCGGTGCCTGGGACTGAACTTCGCCACCGATGCGGGCCTGCAGATTGGGCGAGAAGCTATGCTCGTAACCGAAGCGCTGCGGATCAGGCGGCGTCAGCATACGCGCCAGGAAAGCCTGCAGGTCTTCGTCTCTGGCGAGGAGGCCATGTTCAGGATCATCCGGCATCACACAATCCCCCTGATCGAGCGCATCAGCGGCTTGCCCTTGACCCAGGCCTGCGCTCTTCCACCGACCATGGCACCAGCGCCTGCGAATGTGAGACACAGCGCATCGGCAATGTCGGGGCTCTTGAGACCGCGCCGCTTCAGGTCGGCCTTGGCCTCGACCTTCAACTTGCCATTCGACAAGAAGCTATAGGTCGGACCGACAAGGTCCGCCCTCAGCTCCTCGCTCTTGGGCAGCCGACAACTGCGCTTGCCGAGCCAGTCCTTGACCGACATCCACAACTCATCCCTGAGCTTGGCCGCCGTAGGTGTGAGCGCACTGACCTCCGAGACATTGACATCCCTGATGTTGAGACCCTGCTCGCGCAGTCGATCGGCAACACCGGCCCCCAGGCCAATGCTGTCGACATTGATCTCGGCCGGATTGTCGGTCCTCGCCTCATTCATCACCCAGCCGCAGGTCTGCATCAGGTCGTAGCCGTGCATCACCTTGTATTCGATGCAGACATTGCCCTGCCGTTTCAGCAGGACCGTCCGGTCGTCGCCAAAGCGAGCAACGTCGAGGCCGTAAACCAGTGGCTCGCGCGTGTCCAAGACCACGTCGCGTACCATCGCCGCATCGACCAACTCAGCGGGGATAAGCACGTCGTCTTCAGCAAGAGCGAACTCACCCAGAACGCGAACGTTATACGCCTTGGATTTTTCGCCATAAGTCTCCGCCGTCTGCTTGATGAAGTCGGGATCGACCAACGGATTGTCGATGCAACTGACATGCATCCTGAACCACGAGCCCATCAGCTCGTAGTGGGTCTTGAAGAAGAGACCCGTGTTCCTGGTCGGGTTGCTGATCAGGATGGTGGTGGCGTTGAAGCTCGACATCGAGCCACTGGCCGCCTCAAACACTGGTTCCGGGATGGCACTGGCCTCGTCACAGACCAGCAGCACATTGTCGGAGTGAACCCCGGCCAGCGCCTCGGGGCGCTCGGCCGATGATGTCCTGGCCGACATGAAGCTGTTCTCAGGGCTGGCTCTCAACTCGATCCTGTCCGAGAAGACCTCGACTTGGTCCCGCATGAACTTGGGCAGCTCGTTGATCCACCTCTTGATCTCGGCAAACAACGCATCAAAAAGCTGCTGCTGGGTCGGAGCGGTCAGCACGCTCTTCTGCGGAAAGCGCGTGAACATGAACCAGATCAAGGCCCAGCTACACGCCGCACTCTTGCCCACACCGTGCCCTGCCCTGACAGAGATCCTTCTCTCCCCTCGGGCGACCGCCTTGAGAAAACGCTTCTGCCACTTCTGGATCTTGAAGTCGGGGTAATTCCTGATGAGGAGATCCTCGACAAAGGCGATCGGCCGATCGCGGTAGATCTCGATCAGCGTCGTCCAGACGCCCTTTACAGGCGCTACCGTCTGAGTAGGCTTGGCTGATGGCCGATGATCGCTTGACGCAAGCTGAGCTGCAGACCCTGCAGGAGGCGGTGACCATCCTGCGCGATCTGTTCTACTCGAATTATCATGACCGGAAGACGGTGGAGAAGTGTGAGCGGATGGGCCTTCGCCTGCAGCGACTGATTGCGAGGCTACGCTTTGAGTAGAAGCGCTATGTTCATTTTTTATATTTTCGTCGCAATTAACTTGTAGCGGATGCGGGTGGTCCGTATTCGATCGCGGGCCCGAGGTGGTCACCCCGGTGGGGGGCTCGATCGCGCCAGGCTGAGCTGCGAGCGGTTCCTGGCCACGCTGAGTGATGGCCGCGTCACTCGCGCTTGCGTTGCGTGCCTTGCGTTCAATGGTCTTACGTTGTGCGTGGTTCCCTTTCCTCATGTGCGCATCGCCTTACGCAATGCGTATGTGCTTTGTAGCCACATCCATTGCGTATGTATATGCGCACTCTGTCGCAGTGTGAGGGTGCATAGGGTGCGATGACTAGTCGTCATCGTCTTCGTCGCGATTGTCTACGCGTTCAATAGTCCTACGCTTTGCGTGTTCGAGCAGGGCAGCGACATGGCTATCACTCAACACACCGGACAGTTGTAGCGATTGATCAATCCACATTCCCGCCGCTTTGCCGATAAGCTCTTCGCATCTAACAGCAGGTCCGTATTGACCATCGCTTTGTGCGGCATAGCTGATTTCATGTAGCCGCCGCTTGACGCGGTTTGGCGAGTAATCCGCCGATATCCTGGCTAATTCCCCTTCGATTGCTAGGGAAATGTCCGGTTTTGTCAGGTTCTCGGAAGCCATTTGTCTGGCTGAGTTAGCCTTGTAACCCGCATCCTTTGCAGCTTGGGTAGCATTGCCTGAAGCAGCATACTCCTCAACAAAGCGCTTTTGTTTCAGCGACAGTTTAGCCTGTCGCATACGCTTTACCGTCTGCAAGGGGAGTTTATGGCCTTTGGCAGGCATAGGTACGCGCCTTTGTACTAGGCCCATACGATAGCCATACGATTACACTTAATGCAATCAGTCACCCAAAGTGACTTAGTCACTTGCCGATAGTCGCATTCGCCCTAAGGGATGCGCCACGGCCTGATGCGCTGCATTGCGTTAGCAATCTCTTTGTATAATCGACACTCCGTTTTATATCCGCAGGGATATATCAGCGATCGTAGCGAAGCGGAGATCGCTGCTGCAGTCCTACGCTGTTCGCTACGGACTGCAGAGATATATACTTAATGCTTAGGGCTGCGGTCCGTACGGGCACTATGTGCCCGGACCGCAGCATCGTATGTGTAGGTTTTTGTTGTGTCAGTTATGGGCTGCTGTAGTCAGACCAGTAAAGAGTAGTACAGCACGAAATAAAAAAACCTGTCAATTCCGAAACGGGACTAACACTGGTCATCTAGCCATACTAGGATGGCGCTCGGGTGCCTGGAATGCTTACGGGCCTCGCATGGGAGGCCCGTAACAATTATTTGTGAGATGACACAAGGCTATGGCGTCAATCCCGCCTCTTTAGCCTTGGCCAGGATCATTTCGGCTTCTGCCAAGGCATTTACGGCATCCTGTGGCGCGACACTGTTTAGGTGCCCACCATTGGCCACGAGCTTGCCCAGCCACGGCACCATACGGCGCATACTGGCCAGCATGCCTAGGGAGATAGGCGCTAGCCTGCTAGCAGTGTCGCTGAATACAAACACATAATCGCCATTCGGCAGGCTGCCACACTCCCATGCGCCATAATGTGGCGCATTCCATCCGAGCTTGTCGCGCAAGGCTTCGGCCGCCTTGCGCGCATTGTCTTCGCTGTTAAGCGCAAAATCGGTCGACACTGTCACTTGCCCAGCATCGCACCATGCCTTGCGGCGACTGCCCTTGGTATTTGTCGGGCCTAGGAATTTAACCTGGATGGCTTGCATGACTAGGCGGCCTCTTTCAGAGGAACGGACAGAACAAAATCAATGTCACGGCGAGGCATCTTCTCGCGATGGCAATTGAGCGGGTGATCACTGTCGATCGACGCGGGATGCGGCGTGTGATTGCGCGCCTTGCATTCGGCCAGATACTCTTCGCATAGGGATGGCACGACAGGCTTGCCACCATACGAGCGGACCGTCTGATCCAATCCGCCACCATTGGCGCTTTCGGTCTCCCAGCGCGGCACATACTTGCCATTGCAGGCCTCGCGGCCTGCCCGGTTTTCGCGGTAAACGTCTTTGATGGTTCGGCCCTTAAGGTCGCGCTTCAATTGGGCATCGCTGATAACCCAATACTTGGCAGGATTGCGCAAGCTGTGAAGCGTGGGCGTAGTCGGGCAGTCGGTGGTCTCGCCCGTGAAAGCATTGAAGCATTTCATGACTAGGCCTCCACCTTGCAGGCAATCAGGAACCGCGCGCGATCAAAGCGCGGGTTAACCGTGGCGAAATAATTCGCCAGCTCTTTGGCGATACCCTCGCGGCACGCCTGGTAGTCGTCGCAATGATCGTAGGAACGATCGGCAAAGGCCTTGGCGATTGCCTCGAAATGACGCTTTTGCATGGTGATTAGGGTCCTATCCCTTTTGCCTTCGGCCTGGTTGCCAATGGCGTACGGACTATATACGGATGGCGCGTACGGCCGTCAATACGCAAAACGTATGGATTGTGGATAAATTATTTTCAGATAGACGCTTGACCATACTAAATGCGTATGCCATATAGGTGTGGCGATGGGCAATTGGGCCCACACCTGGAAGGGAATTACCCTATGCGCGTTCAAATCCCCGTCTACACCGATCGTTGGATGATGGGCGATCGCTACGGCGAAATCATCAAGACCACTAAGCAGCGGAAAAACTTTCCGCCGCGCGCCCATGTGTCGGCCGACAATAAAGGTACCTACATCAACGTTCATCACGTCAAGCTCGACAAATCCGGCCGGACCATCAAGGTTTGGGCCGATGATTGCGAGGAGATTTAGTCATGCGTTATAAAAATGCCGCTGAACTGGAAATGGAACGCATGCAGCGCATTGGCGATCGCATCGGCAAGGCCCGCAAGGCGGGCTACTGCACACATGGTTGGCTGCAAGGCCCGCCCGGCCCCGTAGGCAAGCCAACATCAATCGTCACTTGCCTGGACTGTGGCGCGACATGGCCAACCATAGACGAAGCTTACGCCGCTAACAAAGAGGCCATGCGTAATCTCCCGCGCTAAACGCCAACTCAATCAACAGGCCCGCTCCGCTTAAAACCGGACGCGGGCCTAAGGGCGTGAAAGCATGGGCAATAGGGCCCGGCTATAAGGAGGCACAATGCCTGAATTTATCCTAGACCATGGCACGGCATTCGCCGCGCGTACATTCAATAGCCTTGATACGTTTACGCAAGGCTATGTGAAGACAATGTTTTTCACAGATTGTCATTCTGACAATCCCGAGCTTGACGGCGCAACCTTCGCCGAGCTTGCACCGGAAGCGCTCGACCGTATCAGAAAAGATTGCGACGCATTCCAGATTGCCCATGAGGCGACATTGGCTAAAATATACGAAAACAGTACATATGATAATGCCGATATGGGGCGTAACTTCTGGTATTCGCGCAACGGCCATGGAACAGGCTTTTGGGACCGTGACCTAGGCGCGACAGGCGATGCATTGCACGATGCTTGCAAGCATCAATCGGTCGACCTGTACCGGGGCGACGATGGTCTATTGTACCTGTCATGACTGAAACCGAATTGCTTAATGCAACGGCCAGTGCGCTCTATGGCGCGCACTGGCAGAACGCCCTGGCGCGTGCGCTCGACATTAACGAGCGCACCGTGCGGCGCTGGGCGTCGGGCGAGGCCCAGGTGCCGATCGGCGTGTGGCAGGATATTTCAGAAATCATCGGCGAGCGAATTATCGAGCTGGATAATCTGCGCCAAACTTTGCGCCATTGACGTTCACGTTCAATGTCTGTGGTCAAATTCAGACGGCCACGTCCATGTTGTACGTCCAGGCCTACGCCCAGGCTGCACGTTCACGTTCAGCTCCTACGTCTATGTCCAGGTGCTACGTCCATGTTGGCTGCTCAAGCCCACGTTCATGTTGCATGTTCATGTTGAGCCCTACGTCTATGCTGTACGTCCACGTATGACAGCGTCACGCTTGACGTACGTCCAGACCTACGTTTACGGTAGGGCCGGTGCGGCTAGGCGACGGCCGAAAACCCTGTTCCGCACCAGGGCCGCCGCACCGCTCCATGCGTTGAAAGGGGGTGGTGCGATCGACAGAGAAGGAATAATCCCCTCGACTGTGGACCCTGGCACTGGCCCCAGACATGACGCTGTTTAGAGCGTCACCAGTGCCAGGGTTCCGGGTCGCTCGGAGGTGATCAATGACGACCATCAATGCCTACATTATCGAGTACGCCAATACCGAGATCAGCCGCCTGCTCAGGCGTGAGCGTGAAGCGATCGATGAGTTTGCTGTAATCAGCGAACAGTTTGCTGTAATCAGCGAACTCAACAGCAAGCTGCTGGCGGCCCTGCAGGCCGTCGCCCAGGCCGACACATTGGACGCCGCACAGAAAATTGCCTGCACCGCCATCGCCGTCATCGAGGACGACCATGGACACTGACGGCCTGACCCCTGAAGAGCGCCTGAAGATATTCGATCGCCTGCCCAAGGCGATCCGCATCGTGCTCGCCTCTGCGCCCTATAACTTCGATGTTTCAGACATCCGCAACGCCTGGGACGGCATGCGCCAGGATGGTTGGACGCCCACGCGGGCGGCTCGCAAGATCGCCCGTGATGCCGCCAAAATGGCAGCCCTGGCGCAGTGGAAAAGGGAACGCGACGATGGTGCGCCTCTACATCCTGAACGGCCATGAGCCAGTGCCCGTGCGCTCGATTTCGGAATGGGGCCGCTGGTTTGAGAAGGCCAATCGCGTGGTCCGCCTTGACGCGCTGCCTGGGGGCGTCGGAAAGCCGACCACCATCTCGACCGTCTTCCTCGGCGTCGATCACAGTTGGGGCGATGGCCCACCGCTGATCTTCGAGACCATGATCTTCGGCGGCCCGCACAACAAAGCGACGGGGCGCTGCTCGACCTGGGCTGAAGCCATGAACATGCACCGCAGCCTATGTGCCCTGGCCCGTACCGGCCTGTCACTCCAGTCCGTTTCATGTGAAACCCAGAATCCAGGGCCCTGAGCTGGGCCCTGGAGGCGGCCAGAGGGAAACTGGCCCTCGATAAGCTCGGGGGAGAGATCGAGCCGTACGGGCAAGTACGGGCCTCCTAGACGCTGTCAGACAGCGTCTTGGGCGTCTCAGAATTTTCCAGCCAATGCGTAGGGACATCTTTGCAGCCCTACAGGTTGCGCGTATGGTAACCCTCCCTGCAGGGAGGACGCCATGGCTGATCCAAACAATCCCCTTAACGCGCCACCCGAGGCGCTGTCTGACAGCGCCCACTACAACAGGCCACACCCGGCCGTCGAAGGCGACACCTACCCGACCAACGAAGTCGGGGCGATGGTGCCCAACATCAACCGCATCCCCGGCGAGCGCCCGTACGATCCGGCCGATGAGCTGAAACCGGCCTACGATCGGGCGACTTCGGAACCCGGCCCCTACCAGCATGTCAATTACATGTGCACCGGGCCGGATCTCAGCAATCCGAACGATCTGGCGCATCCCGACAATCCCAAGAACAAGCCGCTTGCCGAGCCCGCGTTCGATCCCTACGCGACGCCGCAGGCTGAAGGCTTCGATCCGACGCGGCCGGGCGATCCGACCAACCCGTCGACCCATCCGCAGCCCGGCCAGTCGTACGATCCGCGCGTCGCCCTGCAGCAGGGCACCGGCACGTCGACTACCTACCGGTAAGCGCCATGGCCAGTACCAGCCCGGCTGAAGACGTTCAGGCCCTCCGCGCTGCCCTCATCCAGGTGCTCCACACCGCGCCGTTTGACGACATGCTGTGGCCCGAGATGCAGGCTGCCCTGCAGCTCGTGGTACACGACATCCAGGTCACCGTGAGCGTCTACGGCAGCTTCAATAACGCCCCGGTTCCACCGCCGCCTGAGCTGTCGCGTAGTGCCTAGCGACAACGACAACTCCAATGTCGTTTTGCTGCGGGTCGACACCACGCTCGACCTGCCCCTCGATCGCGTGCTCGAAGGGGCGCGCCAAGCCGAGCTTGAAGACGCCCTGGTCATCGGCTGGGAACAGGGCCGGAAATTCTACCTGGCCAGCCAGACCTCCGACATCGGCAAGCTGCTCGTGCTCCTGGAGCGCGCCAAGGCGCTCCTGGTCCGACGCCTCGAAGAAAGCGACGAAATTTAACCCTTCAGCCCTCAACAAGGAGAACTGCGATGCCTATGGCAACGATCCGCAAGGTCGGCGGTGAGCACGATCTTTATCACATCCACTTTCTCGACGGGCAGGCTCATCCCGACCACGGCCTACCCGGTCATGGTCATCCCGACCAGGGCCTGCCCGGTGGCGGCCATCATCCGGTTGATCCTGGTTACGGCCGCCCTGGTGGCGGGCCGCATCCGGGCAATCGCCCGCCTGGATCTGGCGGTGGCGGCATTCCCGACAACGAGCTGCCGAGCCAGCCGCCGCCGCAGGTCGCCCCCGGCATGACGCTCGTGCTGGTTCGCCATGACGGCAAGTGGGTCTACGCCGCGATCGCACCGGGCTCGCCGCCGCCGCGTCCGCTGCCTCCGGGCGAGATCGAGCACCCTGGCAACCGGCCACCGGGCAGCTCGCCGGGCCATCCGTCCGGCCAGCCGGTGCCGCCGACGCCGACGCCAACCGGACCTCGGTGACCGTCAGTCCTGAAGTACGCTTCCGCTGCGATCGCTGCGGCGAGGAAGTCACGCAAGCGCTGCACAACACCCCCGTTGTGCAGCGTTTTGCGCCGCCTGAGAAATGGCTGACCCTGCAGATCGATAACATCGATCTGCGCCGCCATCTCTGTCCGAACTGTGCCCTGGCCTTTGACGATTTTATCGAGCGCTAGTCGCCCACCGAGGTCTTGCCATGTTGAAGCTAGTCGCCTTATCGCTGGTGCTCCTCGCCACCCCGGCTCTTGCCCAGCAAAAGACCCCGCCGAAGATCGCCGGACATTCGGGAGAGCCGCGACCGCAGGCCACCGCCACAACGCCCATCCGCTTTGGCCTCAACGGCCACGATGGCCGCGCCACCTATCCGCTGGCCGAGGTCGAGGCCCGGATGCAATGGATGCAAGCCAACCACCTCGTGAACTGGCGCACCGATGTCGGTGTCACCAGCACCGACATCTTGGACAAGCTCGTGCCGTTGGCGAAGAAGTACGGCGTCACTGTCCGGCCGATGTTGTACCCCGGCTCGCAGCAGCAGACCTACACGCTGGTCAAGCGCTACAAGGACGACATCAAGATCTGGGAGATCGGCAACGAGCAGGACGCACCGAAGCAAGGCGCGCAGGATCGCATCAATGCCATGCTGCCGAGCGTGCGCGGCGTCGAGCAGGCCGAGGCCGAACTACACGCGGGCCTAAAGACCACCATCAATATCATGAGCTGCAACAACGACGCGGCCGAGAGCCAATGCGCCGGCGACCCCTCGGGCGATGGCTGGTTCCTCGACATGGCCAAGGCGAGCGGGTGGAATTTCAACTACGTGAGCTTCCACTATTATCCGAGAGTTCATGACAGCGGCTACTGGATGAACAAGTATCTCGGGCAGGCCAAGGCGGCGTCGCAGAAGCACGGCGTGCCGATCTTTTTCAACGAAGTGAACTGCGGCGAAATCTACGATGGAAATACCGACGGCGGCGGGACCTGTGTCACGGCGCTGACGCAGGCGCTCAACGAGGTCATCAACAAGTACGCCGATGTCTTTGCCGAGGTGACGGTCTACGAGATGCTCGACCAACCCGACATGGCTGGCGTCGAGAGGTATTTCGGGGTGTGCACCACACTCGGCCACTGCAAGCCCACGGCGACGACGGTCGCGTCGTTCGGAGCGATGACGAGCGGCACGACGCCACCTCCGGTCATCCCGCCCGAAGGCGGCGGCGGCACGCCGACACCGGCACCGCCCTACTCTGGAACGGTAACGGGCGTCTTCACCGGCACCGTCACGTTGACGCCCGCACCTGCCAAGTAGTTTTTATCGAGCGGCGGTCCGCTTAGTGGCCTGCTCGACCCAGCGCAGGATTATCGACTGCCCACCACACACGACCTTAAGCTGGTAGATCACCACGCAGAGCAGAACGGCGATCACACCGAGAAGAATTTCCACGATCATCACGCTTCTCCTGTCGGGATCTTCGACAGCACCTTGTCGATCTCCATCTGACGCGCTTTCAGAAGTCTAGCCAGCGACACCCAGGCCTTATCGGGGATCGCGCTTTCGCCGCGATCCCAGCGCATCGCCGTGCGCAGATGCACCTTGAGATGACGCGACAGCTCCGAGCGATAATTGGGGCCCCACAGGGCCACGCAAGCGGTCTTCAAAATTGTCCGGTTCATTGGTCTTCCTCTGCAATGAAACCCCGTCGCAGACGGGGTGACTGCGACGGGGTCCAGTACGGTGCGGTCCCACATGAGGCCCACACCTCATCACACCGTACTACTACTAAATCGGTAGATTGTCAGATGCTGCCATTCTCTTCTCCTTAATCTCTAATGCCACAAGAGTATGGCACATGTCAAGCCCTGTGTCAACTACGCGCACTACGCAATGCGTATTGACATAGTAGTATGACAGCCATACAACCATGGCACTCAGCAGCGCGCCTTTCATTCTGAAAGCGCGTTACCGCTGAGTTTCTTGCAAGGAGAAGACTATGCTTAAGCGTTATGTGGTCGGCGCGTTCTTGGTGGTTGGTCTGGCCGTTGCAGGCTTGTCGGTGGCGCAGGCTCGTACCTGCACCACCAACTGCTTCGGCAACACCTGCACGACGACCTGCTACTAAGTCGTGGCCCGCCCTGGCTTCGGCTGGGGCGGGTTACAATCATAAGTCAATACGCAAACGGCAGGGCTAAGCCCTGCCGTTTTGCATGTCTGTTTGTGCGGCAATGTGTTGTAAGGTCCCTGTAATCAGTGGTTAAGCTTGGCGTTCCATAGCGTTTTCGCGGGAGCGTACAATGAAAGTGGAGCTACCGAGGGAAGTGAAACACGCGGGCCGTCTCTGCATCGTGGTATTCGGCGGAAGAAATTTCCAAGAAG